AGCCATAGGATGATGATTATGACAACACCCACGTCCCGTTTGAGGTCCAAACCAGCATATTGGTCGTAGATTCCGCATACCAACATACGAGACTTCCGGGTGTCGATGATACCAAAGAACCAGCCGCCGCGCCCGCCGTGTTGCCCATCGTGAAGGTTTCGGTAGCGGCAGCTTGGACCGTGACCGATTGGGATGCCACGACGGCAACGCACCAATTATCCCCAGCCGATAGGTTAGCCGTGGTTGGTAGAGTGATCGTCAAGGCGCCGGCGTTTCCGGCATTATCGAACCTCACCCAATCGTCGGCTCCGGCGCTCGCCAGCGTGTAAGTCGATCCCGTCTTGCTCGTGACCGTCATCTTTGCCGATAGAATGCCAGCCCACTGCATCGCAGTAGAGCCACCACCTTCCGAGACGAGAGCCTGTCCAGCCGAGCCGGCCGTGATGGGTAGGTTGAAGTTGTACGCTGCCGTCGCACCGCCGGGAGCTTGAACCGTAACCGCGTTCGCCGAGCCGGAGTTGTAGAAGCCCAAACTGCCGGATGTCGTCGAGGCGACGCCTAGAACTGGAGCCGAAGTAGCGGTCGGCGCAGCACTGGAGCCCGTAGCGTTTCCCAGCACGGTCCCGGCCGCCACGTTCGACAGATCTCCAACCGCCGGCTGCGTGCAGGTCGTAGCCGCCGCTGCGGCGGCTAGGGAGTTCGCCCACGTATGCGAGGCGCATGAATAGGTCTGCACTGGTCCTACAAAAGTACTCGACGCCCACGCGCCGACCGGAGCCAGCGCAAGAGCCGCAGCTACTAAAAGTTTACGCCACATCCCATCCTCCAGTCTCGCTGATGGCGATCCATTGTCCGCTCACTCCTGACGGCGCATAAACAAAGACAGACGAAAACGATAAATCAGAACTGATATTGCCGCCGGAACTACTGTTCGCGACGCCCAGTGCGATCTTGACGCCAAAGGGCGCCAGCACTTCGATAGTTTGCCCAGTAACTACAGTGAAACGGAAGTTAAGCCCAGCCGCCAACGGCGGCAGCGCAAACACAACTGGCCCAAAAGCACCGCCGTTATCGAAATAAGTGCCGCTGTCCGCAGGAAGGATCGTGTAATTTGACGATTTACTGACCGCAACCACGGGAATGCTACCAACAAACGTCGGCCCAACGGGTCCGGCGGGTCCGGCGGGTCCGGCGGGTCCGGCGGGTCCGGCTAAATTACTAATCGCTCCTGGCCGGACATCCGTGACGACGATTTCCACCAGCGGAACTGGAGGGAAATCAGACGACACAATCAAAACTTTATCGCTACCCGTTTTGATGACTTGCCCGGACCCTGGCGCCGGACGCAAAATCCACTCAATCAACAATCCAGATGGGCTCGTCAGTAAAAATTCCGGCACAGCCATCCATTCAACCGGCAAACTATAATTGCCAATCAAAGGAACTCCTATTTGCGCCACCCACTCAATAGAGGAAAACCGGAAATCCGCGACAAACGGAGCTAACCATTCAAAATAACTTATCGTATCTTTTTGGAATCCGACAATTAACTCGCTAATTAAGCCATTATCGCAAAGAGCTGACATCATGAATTCAGGTAGCAATCCTCCATCATCCCGCAACGCTACCATTGCCTCAGCGAGGGTCCGTTGATCAGTAATCAGCGAAAATGTTGTTTCGATTAGAGGCGACGCGATATTGACTGCAGCAAAGATTACCTCTGATTGTAATAGGCAGTTAGTTAGATCGACTGCTATAGCTGCTTCGATGGCATTTGCTATATCTACACGAGACAGAGAAAAAAATTCAATCGGAATATTGGCATTACTCGCAATCTTAACGGCGCCGCTCCATTCGTCCAAAACTTCCCAGTCACTCAACAGCCCAGATGAAAACTCAATCGGAGGCGCCGAATCTTGGCGCAACGAGGCAATCAAAGATGCGAATATCGAGCTATTCTGAAGTCGAGTTAACAATAGTTCATTTATTATTGATGCATCAGCCCGAATCGTCCCCAATATTTCAGTAGGCAAAAGATCATTTAAAGTAACGACCATGGCGCCATTAACGTCTATTGGAGATAGGACATCTTGACGTTGAGCAGAGGTAGCGCAAACCGATAGAAGCGCATCCCGACGCTGACTAGCGGCAGCCGAGGACAATAAACTTAAATCCTGACGCTGACTGGCAGCAACCGACACCGATAATGGATTAATGACATATTGATTAGAAAATACATCAGACTGAAGGCTAACGTCCGATATATTAGAGGAGAACCATTCTGAGAACGTAACCTCATCGCCACGCTGTTGCGTAAGCGTCCCTTCACCATAAACCGATATGTCTTTTCGCTGCGCGATCGGCCATTCTGCTTGAAATGAACTATTTACAAACGTACTACCAATAAAGTCTTCTAATAACATAACATTAGATTGAAGTGACTTAATAATCTCAAACGGCAAAATTCCGTTTTGAATCACACTTACTACACCTGCCCATTCAGTTAGTAAATTATAATTGCGTACCACAAATAAAGTAAAATCTAATCTTAAATTCACTTCCGTGCGATTGATAGCCGTAAAGTCCAAAGGAATACCAACACCACCCACACTTCCGGTAAAGTCCGGAGAAAAATCGGATGAAAAATCTGACAGAGAGCCCGACTCAATAACATTACTCAGAAACTCACAAGATAAATTCCGATCAATCGTCAGGGCCACCATAGTCTATCACTCACTCTACACTCTCACCCCCCCCTCATCATTTGTGCCAAAGGCTCCTAAATTGTATTGCCCTGTGTTCGCAAATTAGCCGAGCCCTTGTAGGCGGAGGTTCCTGGTGGAATCGTCGCCCGCAGCCAGACCCCTTGAGCTTGAGCGGCGTTTGGCGTTGCGGACGCATGAACAAGAGCCCCGACGCCAGCAATTATATTGACTTGTGCCGGCTGCGTGACAAACACCAGCGCCGACGCATCACCATTCGTTGGTAATGTGTTGCGATTTGCTGCGGCAAATGTATCTGCTACTGCTTTATCAAGCGCAATATCAAGTAAAGCAGACCCTGGTAACGTAGGTGTGTTGCTAGATATCTGTATATTTGCCGCAGTCAAATCGGTTGCCGGATTATTATTGACGACAAAAATTTTCTCGTAATAAGTCCTCGTCGCGCCAGTCGGAACATCAGCAACGGCCCCCCATAGAGCGCGCTGCATATTCACGATCTGATTATTAACTGTCGCGCCGACGCCAGATCCAGTCTTGAATGGTAGCTTCCATCCTCTGACAACGTTGTAAGTCGTGGAGCTCGTCGGCAATACATCCCAGTCGCGATCCACGGCCACAACATCAGTGCCGTAGCTTCCTCCAATCGCCGTGATAACCCGAATCTGGTTTTGTGCACCGGCCGGCAGATTATTGGTAACGATGACAATCTGCCCCAACTGCACAGTCGACCCGTCGCCAGCCTGGAGCTTAGTAAGCGCAGGCGTAGTGCCGGAGGATTGAGACGCGCCAGCTTGCATCGTGTGCGCCAAAACAACCGGCGTGTGATCATAAACGGCGACGTCACCGAATGGCAGCAAATAGACGTTATCTCCGATATTATGGGGGGTGGCAGTCGTGCCAAGCTGACCGCGCGCTATGGTCCACGTTACTGTGCCCTGACCAGCGGTGACGCTTATAATCTCCCTGCCCATCAGGACGTAATACTGTCCCGATGTTGGGAAATTCGTGAATGCCGCAACCGACATTGACGTAGCGGCAGCCGTCAGTGCGGTCGTAACCAACGTTGTGCCGGCCCCGAGTCCGACATAAAGAAGGCGATCGAAAAGCTGCGTGGCGCCGACGCCAGCAACCACAGCCTGACCATTGAGGGTGCCGTTTTTGCCGCTCACAAAATTACCGGCGACATCTCGCCCGGCCACCGAGATAATCTGCTTAGTATCAGACGCGCTAGACGAAGTAATATCGACACTGTCGCCAGTTCCAACGTCAGTAAACGCGACGCCGGTCAAGAAATCAACCGGGCCACCAGAAACAAGATTAACTACAGCAGCATTCAAATGAGTCGCGGCGGTCGATCCGAGAAATCCACGGATCACAGTCAACGTTCCGGCGGCGCCACCTGGGGCGCCTTGCGTGACCCACATAAATTCGTTGTCGACCTCGATCAAAAACTCCCCGGAAGCCGGGAAAAACGTGCCATCCGGCACTCCCGTTGGCGTGTTGATTGGAACCGAAGTGGCCGTCGTGGTTGTGATCGCGCCATTCAGCGTCGCGGAGCCGCTAAATCCGGGCATCGCAACGGAACCATAAGCGAAAACATCAGTTGGCAACACGCTCATTGGATCCCCCTGGAGGTGAAAATCTACTCAAAAAACTGGATGCGATACCGATCGAGCAGCCATTGCGCCGCCTTCGGCATTTCGGCGTCCGCCTCGTCCCCGCGGCGCTCGTATAAAGCCGCCGCCGTCAGCAGAATGGCGTTGATGATCGGTAGCGGTATGGGCTGGCCGGTAGAAAACGTGCCGTCTGTTCCGTAGCCAACGACAAACGCAATCTGCTGATGCTGAACCGGCGGCGTGACGGTTTGCAGTTGCGCAATCGACCCGATCCAATCAGGCCGGAACTTGGCCGGCGACAAATTCAGATCGGCAAGAAAGATTGAGCCGCCACCATTCGCGCCAAGAGCCAAGGAAACCGCGGACGAGTCCGCCGGCTGGCCTATCAGGCTTGAGAACAGGATATTGTCGCCCTGGCCGATAGGCGCGCCTACAGGCGCCGACAGCGTAACGCTAGCGATGCCGGCGGCGATCGATACCCACCGGACCGTTGTCCCATAGGCAATGGGCTGTGTGCCGAGCGATATAAGCTGCGTGCCGTTCATGATCGCGGCGCCGGCCGTGAGATCCTGAACGTATTGCCCAACCGCCGCCGGGCAGCCCGCCGCCGGGAACGTCAGGACGCTTCCGGACGGCGTGACGGCGCTAGTTTGCTGCGTCGCCGTCACATTGCCCTGGCGATCGAGGATTGCAAATGCCGCGATCGATTGAACCGGCGCCAGCGGCAATTCGATCGGCCGCCGGCCCCGCGGATATGGCCGAACCGGCGAGCCCCACCAGGTATCAAGCTCGTGATCCTGGTGTTGCTGATCCGCTACCGTCCATTGCAGCGTTTGCGTGATCAGCGCGCGGCCAATATAGAGCTCAGCCATCTGTCTCGCTGCCGCGAGGTAGATACTAAGGAGGGGGTCGTCGAAATCCTGGTCGAGGCGCAGATGGCGGCTCAGTAGATCGAGACTGATCGGTTCCTGTGCCGGCGGCGTCAGTACCCGCAGCGTTGTGCGTGCCATCTGTTTCCTTTGGCGGCTGCGGCGGAAGCGGTGGGTTTACTAGCTGGCGTATCGTGCCGAAAAATCCGCGGCGAGTTTGGCGGGTTGTGAGTAGGCGGTGGTTGTAGCGCTCAAGCATCAGAAGCCCACAGTGCGAACGAGTAACGTCACAGTGCAGGTTTGCGCGGCGGCAGCCACCAACTGAACCATATTGACGCCAGCCCATTGATTGAAGTTCGATATAGCGTAAAATGTGCCGGCTGCCGTGGCAGTTAAGCTGACCGCGGTTCCGCTTTCATCTTTCAATGGAAAAAAATTCACACCGTCATTGACCGGCGAAACATTAAAGTTCAAAGCCCCCACGCCGGACCAATTGCTCGGCAAGAAGATTCCAACCAAAACCTGAACGCCAAGCTTTCCGATCGTTGATGTGGTGCCGCCCGAAAAAGTTACGGGAATGGCATTTAAGTCGAGCATCCCACGCTACCTGTCTTACGCCCGATTCATCCCCGCCTGAACCATGTCAATCTGCATGGTTCCAACATCGGCCGTTGCGCCCTTGAACGCGACAAAATAGGGCTGCAGTATCGCATTCGCGCCGGTAGCGGCGAACGTCATCGGCGCCAGCGGAGGCGCTGGGCCGACGCGCTTACCGTCAATATAAAACACGACATTAGCGGGGCTGGACACATCGATCCTGAAATTGTGGAACACGCCAGCGACCAAAGTCACTCCGCTGACAAAGGACTGCGGTGACGAAACGCCATCCTTAATGCGCACATTAACGGCCCCATTGCCGAGAACCTGGAAATCCAGGTATTGGGTAGTGTTGTCGGGACCGGCCACATAGGCGCTGTGAAAACCCCAAACTAACTCGGCAACGCCAGTGGGCAGAACAGATAACGCAAGCCTGGCTTCAAAGCTCGCGTATTTGGTCATGTCCCAATTGAGCTGATCGCCAGCGTATAGAACCGCCTCCTGTGTCGCGCCAGAGGTCAACGCAACTGCAGCAACGCCACCCGGTTGATTGGCAACAATGCCAACTGTGGGAGTCGTCCCAACAATTTTGGCAACCCAGGGATAGCCAATGGTCGGCGAAGTCGGAAATGCTGCCAAATGCCCAGCGCCAAGAAAATCTTCGTCAACCTGGGCCGCAGAATTCCGCGCGATGGTTTCCTGCGTCGCAACATCAAATTCCCGCTGGGCATTGCCATCGATGTCCATGCCAGGCGCGAGCTTAACCGGATTGCTCATTTACAATAGCCTTTCTAAACGAGAGCTCGCGCGGCTTAGACGTACGTGGTCGGCGGATTCTGCCGCTGATCACGCAGCGGCATGATGACGGCAAAAGCGAAAGTAATGTTGGCGGCATTACTTGGGTTTGTTGAAATACCGATATGATTGAATGTATTCGTGAGGTTATTAATGTCCATAACCTCGCCCGGATCAATTTCAAACATAACAATTTTGTTCTTCAATCCGGCATCGGTTGTAAAGCTGGTAGCGGCTGGCAGAACGGCGCCAGTGCCAGTGCCGGAAACCTGAAATTGATCAGAACCCGTACCGCTGGCCAATGGATTTGAAGTATCAGGATTAAAGGCCACTGGCGCCGGATTGCTCAGTCCCTTTGAGTTGGCTCCCGCCGCACTAGACGCCTGCAATGGCGTAAATGTCACTGGCGCCGCATTGCCTTGATTGACGCCACAAAAAAGAAAGCATTTGTGGCCAAACAAAAGCGAGACATAACCGAAAGTCGAGCTATTCCTCCCCGACGCATCCGCCGCCGGAGGCAGCAAATTCACAATCTGAGCCTGTTCCCACAACCTAAATTGACGTGCCATTAAACCCTCTCCTCGTCAATGCAATGCAGTTTGACTTCCAATGACCGCGTCCATTCCTCAAGCTCTCCTTGCGATCGACGCGACATACCGCCGCCGCCAGCCATCGACAAAAGAAACTTGGCGATCATTAGAAGCTCCGCGATTGTCTCCTTGCTCATCTCTTGGCGGCTTACCGGCCGCCGAGGATCACAAACGGCGTACGCTTCTGCGTGCCGCGGAACGGCGTCAAAGGCGTATGCCAGATGGGCTCGCCGTCTACGCGATACGTCAGCCTGAACGTCATCTCATCCGTGAGAAACCGCACATGGATCGACGACATCTGCTGCATCTGGTTTTTGTCAGCCAGCACATACTGCGAGAAATCCGCCAGAACGATATCGCCCGGCGTGCCTGGTGCCTCACAATACTCGACCGCGATTACCGGCCGACCCAACAGCGTAGCATAAGGCGCGCCCGAAGCTCCGCCCTGCGGCAGATAGACCGGCAAACCGCCAGTGCCTACGACTTGGCGCAATTGGTAAAGCTGTGGCTCGACTTCCTGATTGATGAACCAACACATATTGGCTCGGCTACGCGCCCAGGCATTAGCCCACATGTTCAGGATGTTTTCCCAAAGGATCGTCTTGGGCGCCTGACCGGCCTCGGGGGCAACGGTCACGGTTGCTGGCGCTACCAAAATGCCCTCAGGCATGCCCTGGCCGGTGCCGTGGATTATAGAATCCTCGACCATGAACATCACTTCTTCCGCGAACGCTTGGTTTGCAATGGCCGTCAACGCCGAGGCGTCAGCCATCATCTCGTCAGTGATCACCCAAGCCGAAACGAGCTTCTTGAGATCGAGCTCGATCAGGCGGAATTTCGGCTGGCTGAGCCCAATGGTATCGCCTTCGGCCACCCACGTTGACCGCACGCCGCCCCAGCGAGACCCGGTAGCACGCGATTGCTCATCGATGCCCGGAATCTTGATCCCGTTGGCGTTGGCCGAGATCGGTATCTTGAATGCACGCTGCAGGATTTCGCCCATATCATAGGCGCGGCTTAAAATGGTATTGGCGAAATCCACATCCACCAAGAAACCGCCGCCGCTGGGATCGGCCTCGCCCATACCGAACGGCGCCCTTGTCAAGCGATCGTCGACGGGGCCGTGATTTGACGCCTTGATGATCGCTTGAAGGTTTTCACCGAGGCTTTTCCACGCGCCATCGCGGCTCGGTCGCGGCTCATACCATTTGCGGTTGCTGTTGGCGACCAGATCCACGGCGGTCATGCCGACCTGCTGCAATTCCGCGGCAGTAATGCCGGCTTGCTGCATTACCACTTCGCGTGAGAGCTGTTGCGTCCTCACTAGACGCCGGATTTGGTCGCCCAACAGGACGATTTGGCCTTCCTTCTTGGCGTATGCCTGCGGCTGATCAGCCAGCTTCTCCAGCGCATCGCATTCCTCGGCGTATTTCTGCCGAAGCTGATAAATCTTACTCATTGTGTTACAATGCCCCCAGCAGAAAAATGGGTTACGAGATTATGGGATTACGACGCCAAAGCGGCGCGCAATGCCGCAGTACGGGCCTCGCGCACCGCCTTGCCGGTTTCGCCCTCGGGATTTTCCTCGGCCGGATCAATGATCCCCTCGTCCTCGAGGCCGTCGAGCGCCTTCTTAAGCGAACGCATACATTCCTTGGCGTGGAAATGCGCGGTTTTGACATGGACGCCATGCGCCGCCTTTGCATCCTCACCGCCCGGCATCTCGTCGCCATCGGGCTCATCCTCGCCTCTGCGTACCGCCGCCTTGAGCTCAGCCGCCAGGCCGCGCGACAGCGCCTTGAATTCGCGGCGCACTACTGCCGCAACAGCCTTCTCGTCCACCTCATCCTCCTCGTCGTCGCCCTTGGTTACGCCACTGTGAATGCTGCACTCTGCGGGATCTTTCATCCCGCATTCCTCATCGGCTCCGCGCCCACAATTACCGACAGCCGCGCCACCCGCTGAGGGATCGGACTCGCCCATCCCGCCGGCATCGCGCAATCTGCTTGGATTGGCTGGCTTGGCCACTACACTATCTCCCAACTTCGCCGCCTTACGGAGCGCCGCGAGCTCAGATTTACGCACCGTCACGCGCCCGCCACCGTCGAGCACGCGTTCAGCCCACTCGCCAATCTGCCGCACATTGATGCCCATACGCCGCGCCTCAATTAGCGCATTAGCGTTTGCCGGCAGTGGCACAATCGAGATTTCGAGCAACTCTTGCTTCAGGAAATCAATACCGAATGGCCGATCTTTATTGTCAA